GGTCTCTTTGGACTGGATGTAAAATTTTATTTCATCCTCGGCTGACATCCTAAAAGCTATATCTAGGCTCAGTCCGTGCATGGATATAAAAAGATATTTCACGGATTCAATCTCCTTTTAACCTATCATGTCCCGAGCGGTTCGACCGGAGGTCGAGCGAGGGTTTTATCTTCCTTCCACATTTGCATTTAAACTTACTGGCCTTCTTGATATGCACCAACTCAACACTTCCGCACTTCGGACACTTGACCTCGACAAAAACCAATACTCTACTCCTTCTGTTGTTTTGGTTTTGGTGTTTTGTGTTTGCCTGCGACCGGCATTTGGGCCATCATGCGCTGTTGTATGCTCATCTGAACCTCGGGCATCATGTGTCCCATCTCAAGCATTTTCTTGTGAATCTCACAGTGGGTGTCTATCTTGCCCTTGATGTCCGGCGTCAGTTCCCTGTAGATGGGCTGGTTTCTGAGCATGTCATGTTCCTCCAGGTGGATCATGTGATCCTCAAAGCTGGTTGGCATGATGAATTGACCTTTAAGCATGTCGTTATTTTCCGCGTCAGCTTTATTCTTATGCAGGACCTCTTTAGGCTGAACGTCCTGGTCCACGTCAAGTTTCTTGAGCAAGTCGGCTTTATCAATGGCTTTGGACATGAATAGCCACTGGTAGAGTTCCAGCCTGGCCGCTTTGGTCTGGGGAAGCTCGCTTCCCATCTGACAAACGACCTCCGCGTCGTCCGAGATCATGGAGCCTTGAAAGTCCTCAATATAGTCCCTGAAATTCTTTCCTATTACCGTGATAAGCTGTTTCTCCACATACCGGTATTTTCCGATATAGAGCCATATCATTCCAAGTTCTTCCATGGCGTTCCCCAGCCCGATGATGGCGGGTCCGTTGATGCTGTCGTCCTGTTCCAGAAGAGACTGGATGGCCTTTCCGGACCGGACGCCTTTTGGCGTCTTGCCGTGGCTGACCGCGTGGATACCTGATACGTCATAGATATATTGCTGTAGTGTTTCCGGGAGCATGATGATATAGGCCGGTAGTTGGCTCAGGACAGCCTGTTTTGGTTCCGCCCATGAACCAGCCATGTAAAATATCTTTTGCCCAGGGTCCGTGGTGATATCCACATCCACGTTGGCTTGCGTGGGTATGATCCACTTACCCATAGCAAGTTGGTTCCCGTTCTCTATAATCCTTGACTGGACCTTATTGAGCTGAGTTTGCAGGGGTATCATATCTTCAAAGATCGAAGCTCCCCAAAAACGATCTCCCACGGGTATCAGATCCCACTTGATGAGAGGTAGGGGCTTTGGAAGGTTCCTGTATTCTTTTGGAAGAACCGTATTTTGTAATGGCTGAGGATGTCCGGCGCACCAGGTGATGATGCGTCCGTGGGGATACTTTGCCGTTGCCGCTTCCCAGTAGTCTCTGACTACAACGGCATCCGGGTTGGTGTCTTTTTTTCTCTCGCCGGTTTCAAGCAGGGATTGTATCTGCTGGCTGATGTCGTTGCTCTCATAGGTCGTGGTCGGCTGGACTTCTATCCCATAAACTTCTTTGACCCATTTAATGGACCTTACTTTTTCCCTGATGAAGCTCGTCAGGCTTTCCGGGTCGTCGTCAGCTTCCGGGCACGGGTAGATCTCCATGGGGCTGATGATGTCCACGTCTGCCTGGCCCACGTGTATCTCTATCATCTTTGGTTTGCCGTCTTTATCAGGTTCTATCCAGAGAGGTTTACCGTTTTCATCCTCGTATCTCTGTCCGGTTTCATAAACCCAGGGTATCCTTCCAGGTCCATCCTCGGTGAACGTGAGTTCTTTTTTAATGAGTTTGCCCTTTTGTTTGTTAAAAAACGGCATCATAAAAACCGTTCCATAGGTGATGCCTCGTTCAACAAATCGTATCAGGTTGAATATCATTTTGTTTATTCGCCATAGATAGGTGATGAATTTGAATCCGATATTTGCCGCGTCCTTTGAGTCGCTATCGTCCCGTCCCGGCATGACATAGAGCATGGGTTCTATTCTGAGAAGGTTGGCTGTGAGTATCCTGCTGACCACGCGGCAAAGGTTAATGACCATTTGAACGCGGTAGGAAGGCACAACGTACTGGAATAAACGGTTGGCCGTGATGGACCATTCTAGGTAATGTTTTCCCACAGAAAATGCTTTGTTGATGTACCACTGTTTTTCAAAGGGAGTTCTGGCTTTTTTATACCGTTTAAAAGTTTCTTCCATTTCAGCTACGATGTCTGACTGCTTCTCCTGTTTCTTATCCGTTGACGCCAAATTGTACCTCCTTTACGAGTTCGGGATGATCTTTTAGGAGCTGAACCATAGCCGAGTCCTCTTTGACCACGGCCTCCAGGTCGGCCAAAATTCCGCTTGAAACCGGAGTCCTAACAGTCCTCATGGATGCCTTCTGCATGGCCTCAGCATATTCCTTCTGCTGCTTCTGGGTTGTTTCCATGAATACTTTTACCAGGGCGTCCTGCTTTTCTTTTATCGCCGCCTCTCTTACATCCAGGCTGTTCTTCATGGCACGCTTTTCTTCTTCGAACATCTGTGTGAGGGATTTTCTTTCCTTCACCCACAAAAACTCTTTATATGAATGATAAATAATAACCATGAAAAGTAATATAATTAGGACTATTTCAATGGCCATAATATCCTCCGCGTGCGCCCTACGAAGCCTTGGCTAAGCAGGACTTTAGATTTTTGGTTCTGCGTTTCTTTTGATTTTTCTTATTAACGAGTAGAAGTATCTCTTTCGGTGAGTCCCACCAGATGTGGATTGCCATTGTTTTTCTCTCCTTTCACTCAAACGGTGTTGAGAGAGCTTCTCGTCTGCTATCTTCTTCCATGGCTTTTCGTTCAATAAGTTTCTTGTCACGCCTGCTCCATAAATGACGCTCAACATCCGTAAGGTCTGGGTATTTCTTTTTATCGTAATATACACCATTTTCCTGCTTTTTCATAGGACAAAACTGTATTTCCTCCTGGTAGGCAAAGGCATCCAGGCCGTCTATCCTCTTACCCTTTGGATACCTGTAAAACTGATCCATGAGGTCTTTGGAGTCCTCCCTGAGTATCAGGGCGCCTTGCTCCCATCTTGGTTGAAGCCCAAGTATCCTTTCGTGCTTGGACTTGCTTTTCCATCCTTCCAGGGGCTGTATGGGAAGGAAATGGTTTCTTTTTCTCATCTCAATGTCCAGCCAAGTCTTGATGTAGTTGTAGAATGAGGCGCTTTCTATGCCTATGGTATTCGGCTGCCATTTGGTACAAAGGTCAAATATCGTGTTGATGGTCTGCATGGGTTCGTATTTACCGCTCATGTTTTCAAGTTCCCAGAGGTTTGACTTTTCGTCCATCCCGGCCACCACGATGCCCGTATCGCAGGCCGTGTCGCTGGTACTGGCCGCCGGGTCCACAGTGATGCAGACGTTCAGAAAGTTCCTATCAGGTATTGGTTCCCCATAAGGCCCCATTCTTGTCACTGGATTCCAGGTCTTTTTCTGAGCTTCCTTGAATGGCTGTTTTTACTCGTCTGTGCAATAAGAAAACAATTGCATGAGCGCCATGCGCCGGTTTCCAGGCCGGTTGAGCTGGCTTAAAAGATGTTCTCGGGTAAGGTTGAACGGCTCCATGGGTAGTATGGGTTCCCCGTCCAACTTGCCAGGCTCCCCAAATCCACCCTTTACATAGAACATAAAATCGTTGAAATAATCCTGCATTATCGTGTTGTATAGGTCGTATTGATCCCAGAAAGTCCCTATGACCCAAAACTCCCCGCCCGGGTTCAGGAGATAAAATAAAGAGTCAAAAATCTCCTTTGTTTTCCTCATCTGTTCCTCGGTCTGAGTGTTCTTGTTTGACACCACGTCGTCCGCGATGATCAGGTCGTAGTGGCCGCCGACCACGGCTGAGTCCAGTCCCGCGGCAGAGTAGGTGGGGTTGATGATATTTGGGTTGTCCCTGCTCATGAAATACAGTTCTTCTTCGGACCACTTGGTCGGCCCGCCCGTGTATCCCATGACTCCAAAAGCATCAATAAAATCCTCGTTACACTCGCAGATGGTTTTGATGGTCCTGAGTCTTTCCAGGGCATTATGATGAGTTTCACCGAAGATGAGGGTTGTCATATTTTTACGTTGCAAATTACGGTGAATTGACTTTCCAATGGTTATCGCGGTGGTTTTACGGCTATTTCGTGGGCCGATGATAAGGTGCTTTTTGTTCTTGTTTTTGTCCAGCCTGTCTGATATTTCTCCATGGTAATTGCTGGTAAAAGGCTGTTTAAGTATCTCTCGCTCAAATAATAAATAGCTTCCCAGGTACCGGTTCTTTCGTCCTATCCTTGCGACTGTCTTTAAAAAATTATCGTTTTTATACTGCGCTGCCAGGCGCCGGGCTATTTCCTGTTCCGTCTCCGCCGGTTCCTGCAACGGCAATTCCTTCTGGTTTTCCAATGACCTCTCCCTCCACGATATTCAGATCCTTGTCGCTTTCCTTGACTATTTGACGCATGATTTCAATGATCTGTGGCCTTGTGAGTTTTTCTAGGTCGTTACGTTTCCCTTGCCCTTCCAGATCCTGCAAAAGACTTGCTAGGGTTTTAAGCGCGGCGACCGCGGCCATTTCATTATCCGCCGTAGAGGCCCGGAATTGCAGTTCTTGCATAACTGATTCAAGAGTCAGCTTCTCTCCGGCCATCCATTTGGTGATCTCCATACGATGCCTTGAGAGAGAGTGTTCCGCTGCTTTGGATGTCAGTCCTGCTTCCTCTGCTGCTTTCTTACGGTCTCCTCCACTTTTCACATATGCCACCATGAATTTATTTGTCTTATCGTGCATCCTCATATACCCCCATTATACCCCAAATATTTTTATATTGCGCTGTCAAAGTGGGGTATCTTAATATTCTACCAGACTAAAATGCCTTACTCGGGTTAAAGGTGTAGTTGGGTTAATAGTAAGAACCCGTAAGGTAGAAAACCATTTATTATATTAAAACCTCACAAAGTAGATAAACCATCATTGGTGGCGCGCCGTCGGCGGCCCGGAACCATCCGGCGCACCGAGTGAGAGGGAAGGCTATATATATCAACGGCTTTCCTGCGCTTGCGATAATAGCCATTATCACAAGTGACCCTTTTTCCGGTTCCGAACACGGCCCGCCGGCCATTTTCGCCCGACCCAGGCCACGTCCGCGCGAAGTCCTGAAAAAATTGGCGGCGCCCTCTCCCCCCAAAAGGCACCATCCATTGACACAAAAGACAGTCCAAAAAAGGAAAACAACCCCAAAGAACACAGACCAAAAAAGACGCCATCTTGTCGCAGGTCACGATCATTAACCCCGGTGTTCTTTTATATGTATTTATAAAGATAATATATTGACAGGGGTTTTATATCTGCTACAATTGACAATAACAGAGGAAAGAAAAAGTTAAATTCATATTTTTAAAAATCATTTTTGAATTTGAACAAATAACTTTTGAAGTCTCTACAAGGAAGGAGGTGGAAAGAATGAAGCAGCTCACGGTTGATGGAAAAGAAGTTAATATTTATGGTATGGATGATTTTAAATTATATGGCGAGCGAACACTTTAAAAGGAGGTTTTTTATGCGTCTACTTTTCACCTTAGTCTATACGGCGCTTATTGCGCCGATTGTCATGATCTGCATGGCCATTATTTACCTGTCCATGCAGTATGCTGGATGGGCTGGTATGGCCCTGGCCGTGGTCATATCGGCGACGCCAGCGTTTTGGTTATCTGGCAAGCTGTCTATGGAGCTTCGCCAGCAAGCGCGCGCCACATTGGCGGCGCAGCAACAGCGTGAGATCGAACGATACATTGAGGAATGTTGGACCCGTAAAGAGAAAAAGGAGGTTTGATATGGAACTTTTCAAATTGGCGGATATAGCCATAAGCGCGCCGACCTCTGGACCTGTGAAGGTTGACGCTGACCTCACGGCCTGGGAGTTACATTTGCGGGCCATCAACCGGTCTTCGGCCACCATCCGGGTATACATAGCCGCTGTCCGTTCATTGGCGGCGCACGCCCACGTTAGGACCCTGCGTCGTTTAAAATCCCGGGAATTGGCGGCTTGGGTAGAGGCGCCTGCTGGCCCCACGGTCCGGGCTGCCAAAGTAGCCGCCATAAAGTCGCTTTACCGCTGGCTTTTAGATACTCACCGGGTTGACCAGGACATATCTGCGTCTCTTCATGCGCCTCATATCCAGAGAGCAATCCCTTCAATCCTCACTCGTGAAGAAGTCACAGCTCTATTATCCAGTATCGCCCCAATTCGAGACCGTCTCCTTTTTAACCTGATCTCCGGTTCCGGCCTGCGTGTATCCGAGGCCTCCAGTCTGGACTGGCAGAATGTATCCCTAGGCCAAAAGCAGGTAAAAGTCCGTGGGAAGGGGAATAAAGAGCGGATATGCTTCCTAGACGAGCCTACAATGCGCCTGTTTGAGACTTTTTTGGCTGGACGCATCCAAATCCCTACAGGTCCGGTGTTCGTCAATTCTACCCCTAGAACCCGATTAAATCCGGCGGGTATACGGTGGCTCCTGGCAGGTTATAGCCTGGCTATGTGGCCGGACAGGAAGCCGGTCCATCCCCACCAGCTCCGGCATTCATTCGCCACCCGGGCGCTGGAAGGCGGTGCGGACCTCATAGAGATCCGTGACATGCTCGGCCACTCCAGCGTATCCACAACACAAATTTATACCCATGTCGCCCCTGAACGCCTACGCGCCGCCCACAACCTCGCTGCCCTATAAGTTTACCCTTCTTTAAAAACAAAAAGGCCCAAGCGGAAACGCCTTTCGGCGACCGTTTGGGCCTTTTTATCTCAAATCTTAAAAAGTCACACTGGCAGTTAGGACCGCCGCGCTGAACCAGTATATTGCCCTCCTGGCATCGCCAGAGAAGGCATATACTATCGCCGCGCCTATATCACCCGCAATCATCGCTATAGGAAAAATCCTAGTCACGCCTCCTCCACCCTGACTTTGACTTTTCTGCCCACGAACTCTTTGGGAATCTCAAAATCAATCTCTATTCCACCAATATGTTTTCCTGTTGCCGAAAATACCCTGAGCAAATATGTTTCACCCTCAAACAAAACCTTCCCCTTCTCCGGCGAGGGTGAGGAAAGGGGATTACTTTTTCTCAACTCTCTACACAGTGCTTGGATTTTATGTGCCGATTGTTTTAGCGCACTATTCCAATTTATATCTTTAAAATCCTTACTATCCTCATTGCATACTGCATTTAATAAATCATCAGCACATCTACTGAATTTGTCAATAATATCCATCGGCTCCTCCTTCTTCTCGGCATCTCTACTTGGGGCATTATTTCTTCCACGCCAATATTTAGGGTCTTGTTTTAACTCCTCTTTCTTCGGAGAGAACTTGGTGCAGGAACATTCTTTACCATTTTCCTTTACACCACTACAACGAGTTCCACCTTTATAATGATACTTTTCTTTACATCCACAATTCACACACACGCAGACTTCTTCGGAGGATGGCTTTAAATCAGGAAACTTTCCAAATAATTCCTTCTCGGAGACCTCCAAAATTTCAGCTTGTTTATATCCAAAATGTTTGGCCTGGTGTAATCCCCGTGCCACATTTACCATATCCGTTCTCCATGCCTTTTTAATATCTTTTGTGACAGCTAATTCTCCGCTTTGCCAATCGTCTCCGTACTCAGTGGGAGATAGCTTTAAAATATAAACTTTTCCACGCTCCAATTTAAGACTTGGCATCATCGGCTCCTTTCAAAAGAT